CTACATGATCGTAGAGGGCACCTCAGAAGGCTCAAGAGCGGCAAGAATGTATGGGTGCGCTCATGCAAGGTAGGCAAGGCTGAGCTGGGAACTATTTTCCACGACTACGAGGTGAGAGCATGATCGACATCGACGAAGCTGTAGCTTGGGTGTGCGTAGCGCTGGCAATACTGGTACTGGTCATGGCAAAGGAAGGAATCATATGAACGTCGCAATCGTAGGGGCAAAGAGCTGGATTGCTGGGGATCTAGCTAAACGCCTGCCATACAACCTGAGCCTATTTGACCGCAGTAATTTGGATCAGTTTGGGACGCAGCGCTACCACGTGATCATCAACTGTGTTGGGAACGCCCGAGATCAAGACATTGTAGAGACGACAGTCAAGTTCGACTCCATGATTCTTGACTACGTGCAAAACATCCCTGACACCCGATACATCTTCTTCAGCTCAGGTGCGGCGTATAGCACAGACTTCAGTAACCCTGTGGACTGGCACAGCCCTGCCGTGGTGGGCATCAATCAGATCCCTAACCGTTACTCTAGCGCCAAGCTAATGGCAGAGCTTCGGCACCGGGCCTTGCCTGACCTGCCGATTGTGGATGTCAGGCTGTTCTCCTACTTCAGCGAGACAGTCAATCCAGAGGCTGGTCTGCTGATGAGCCAAGTGGTCAAGTGCATTCAGAACAAGCTGCCCCTCAACGTCCAGACCGACCTGATGATCCGGGACTACATTGGGGCTGATGACCTAGCTGCCCTGATCCAGAAAATCATAGGGGCACCGGCTGTGAACATGGCGATTGATGTTGTCAGCAAAGAAACAGTGTCAGTTAATGAGCTGATGTTGGAGATGACGGAGCGCTATGGCCTCAAGATCGTGCGAGAAGCCCCTCAGGAGAGCTTGAAAAGCACCACAGGACTCAAGCCTTGGTACTACAGCGAAAGCCGCGCATACGAGCATTTTGGCTGGGAGCCGACGCTTACAAGTATGGAAACAATTATTTTAGGGATGGACAAAATATTTGTTGACAAGGGTGTTTGTTTAACCTAATCTTACACGTACTGACACATTGGTCAGGACAGCGAATCAGGAGGTAGTCATGGAAAGCCAAGTTGAGTGCGAGAAAGGTTTCATCGTCATCTACAACCAGTGTGGTGCTACGTTGTTCCCACAGCTGGCATGGATTGCATACAGGGAAGGTTCCTGCGGTGATGACCACTGCGAATACGGCCCGACGCCTGAGAAGGCGATTGAGTACCTGAAAGAAGCGTTGGACATTGAGGACGTTGACTGGGAGTTTGAGCGCCGCGAGGAGTACCGTCTGGATGCAGCTGCAGAGGCTAGGTATGGCAGGGGTGAGGAATGAGCAAACAACCAGAAGCATTGAGGCTGGCTGATGCAATAGACAGGCTTGGTCTGGGAGACGATATTGCAGTAGAACTACGCCGACTGCATGAGGTGAATGTTGAGCTGCTGGAAGCGTGTAAAGCCGCACTGAGCGATGACAAGCCCTACATAGAGAAATGCCGTGCCGCCATCGCCAAAGCAACAGGAGAATAGCCATGATCTACTGTGATTACATAGCCCACCTGTGCAGAGAAGCCCTATCCAAAGACCCAGACTGGCTGCTTAGCCACGTAGGCAAGGTGCAGTGGGATCTGGATGAGAACGGTGCCATGATCAGCACAACAAAGATCATCTTGCTTGAAGACAACAATGGTAAGCGGTACTCAGTAACGATTGAAAGTTTGTGAGAGGGCGTGTATAGTTGAGCTATCTGCTACGGGTGGTGCCGGGCAGTAGCTCACGATTAGCGACAAGAACGCCCAGTTAAGGCGGCTTCGTCAAAGCTGTAGATGTGATGGTCGTGCATCCTCTACATGCGGCAAACCAAGCCTAAAGCCTCCTTAACTGGGCTTTTTTATTGGTGCCGCGACTCGTACTGGTCGCGTAAGCAGAGTTCCCATGTTCGGGGAAGCCGCCAAGAAAACCGAATGCGCTTACTGGCAAGCCAGCGCGTTGAACTTGCTGCGGGTATCACAGGAACACGGGAAACGGTTGATATGGCGTCTAGGCTGAACGAAATCAGTCCCCGTGGAAATAGAACGCAGACCTTATAGGAGCAGTAGCCTACAAGCCGCAGTAAAGCCGGTAGGTGGCTGAAAGGGGGCATCAACCCTTTGGCTTGCCTATTCTCAACATCAATTACCTGCAAAGGATGGGAACGATGGAAGAACAACTCGAAATTGCCAAGCTGCAAGCAGAACTTACCCGAATGGAACAGCTAGCCTACACCTACCACTGTGAGCTAGAAGTAGCCCTAGACGCCCTAAAGCAAATCAAAGAAGGCCGCACAACAGCCCGAGAGATGATTGGCACCGCTACATGGGCGCTAAACACCCTAGAAGACATAAAGATTGCAGCAGCCGATAGTTGACATTACACTCTGAGCAATTAAACAAACCCCTCAGAGAACTATCATGGCAGGAAGGCCCACAAAGTACACAAAGGATCTAGCCATCGAGATATGCGCAAGACTGGCAGAGGGCGAGCCAATTACAAAAATAACAAAGGATGCCCACATGCCCGGACAAGCCACAATCTACCGTTGGCTTATTGATAACGAGCAATTTCGAGAGATGTATGAGTCTGCAAGGAAAGATGGGGCACATACACTAGCAAGTCAGATACAAGAGATCGCAGATGAGAAGCCGCTAGAAGTGTTTGATGAGGCGGGGAACAGGCGATATGACAGTGGGAGCATCAGCTACAACAAGCTCCGCATGGAGGCTAGGAAGTGGTTGGCAGCCAAGTATTTGCCTAGGGTGTATGGCGACAGGCAGATCCTTGCGGGGGATGCTGAGAACCCAGTGGAGATCAAGCAGGACGCGAGCGTATTTGAGGCGATCCTACAAAACCTAGAGCTGCAGAAGCAGACAAAAAAGTGAGGGTGAGATGACAACACTACGAGAAGCGGCGCAGATGGCGCTGGATGCGTTGGAGCAATGCGTATCTACATGCCTTGACCAGTACTCGCACGAGCAAGTTATGTCACGCCCGGAACACTTTATGAATCAGGCGATGGGCGCACTCCGCGCAGCATTAGCGCAGCCAGAGCAGGAGCCTGTGGCGACTCTGTTTGGTTCTTTGCCTGTGTATGACGTACCAACAAAGCAGGAGCCTGTAGCGTGGATGCACAACTTTATCGACGAGGTTGTTATTGCCCATCGACCTGTGGATTTAGACCGACACCCTGACAGATGGACTGCGTTATACAAAGACCCAACACCATGCCAGACCTGTGAAGCCTTAGCCCGTACTGTGATGATGGATCAAACATCGCACGACACACCACCACAGCGCGAATGGGTTGGGCTGACGGATGAGGAGATCATGGAGATCGCAGCAACACCAGCGGCAATACCGGGCGAGTATGTGCGTTCATTTGCCCATGCCATCGAAGCCAAGCTGAGGGAAAAGAACTTTGACCGACCTAGCTGAGCTACTGAAAGACCCAGAGATTCACAAGAAGTATGCCAACCTCCCGGCAGAATACCGCGCCGCCTTTGAATGGCGTAGCAAATGGTTAATCAAGGCTCACAGGCACCAGATTCGCCCTCCCGGCGACTGGTGGTCAATTTGGCTGATGCTTGCAGGTCGAGGCGCAGGCAAGACCCGCACTGCAGCTGAGGAGCTGGCATGGTGGGCATGGAGCCAACCCAAGACCCGCTGGCTAGTCTCAGCCCCTACCTCTGCAGACGTCAGGGGCACCTGCTTTGAGGGCGACTCAGGCCTCCTGTCCGTTATCCCCCAAGCCCTAATCAAGGACTACAACAAGGCGCTACACGAGCTGATGCTGGTGAACGGCTCGCTGATCAAGGGCATCCCTGCATCGGAGCCAGAAAGGTTTAGGGGGCCGCAGTTCCACGGTGGCTGGCTGGACGAGCTGGCGGCATGGGACTACATCGACGAGGCGTGGGACATGCTCCAGTTCGGTATGCGGTTGGGCACACGGGTGCGCCTGCTGTGTACTACGACCCCGAGGCCGAAGGATTTGATCGTGGATCTGGTAGGCCGGGAGGGCGACGATGTAGTGATCACCCGGGCCTCGACTTACGCCAACATCAACAACCTTGCTGACAACTTCAAGCGCCAGATCCTGCAGTATGAGGGCACCAAGCTGGGCAGGCAGGAGATTGAGGCGGAGCTGATCGACCCTGAGGAGTCAGGGATTGTGAAGCGCGAGATGTTCAGGCTGTGGCCTGCCAACAAGGAGTTCCCCAAGTTTGAGTTCATCCTACAAAGCTATGACTGTGCGTACACCGAAAAGACGGTTAATGACCCGACAGCGGCTACTACTTGGGGAGTATTTAAGCCACTTGACGGGCCGATGGGGGTCATGCTCATCGATGCGTGGCAAGATCGACTTCAGTATCCGGATCTACGCCCGAAGGTCATTGAAGAGTTTAAGGTGTCGTATGGCTCTGACCCCGAGGCCGAGTCCAGAGGAAACTTTACTGGCGGCAAGAAGGTTGACTTGGTGCTTATTGAAGACAAGGCTGCAGGCATATCACTCATCCAAGACTTACAGAGAGCGCACCTGCCGGTGAGAGCCTACAACCCGGGCAAGGCTGACAAGATACAGAGGCTGTCAATCGTAGCGAACATCATCGCCCACAAGCGCGTATGGATACCTGAAAGCTCAGTGCGCAAGGGGTACGTCAGGGACTGGGCTGAAGGGTTCGTGAGCCAGATATGCAGTTTCCCAGAGTCAACACATGATGATTACGTAGACAGTTGTACACAGGCTCTGAGATACTTGCGCGATGCTGGCTGGCTTGACATTGATCCGCCGCCGCAGTATGACGACGATGACTACGTTGACGTTAAGCCCAAGCGCGTCAATCCTTATGCGGTGTGATCATGCCCAATCCAAAGATCCTATCTGACCTGTTGAAGGCTGCTGGCAAACTACCGAAGGGCAGCCCCGCCGCTAAGGAGGCTGTAGCCGCCAAGATCGCGGCAGAGGAGGCCGAGCAGGCAGCTAGGTACGCTCCGCATACACCCCCGACAGAGACTGGCAGGAAGGCACTTGCCAAGGCGAAACAAACCCTGATGACCCCTGAGCAGCAGGCCAAGATGGAGGCAGAGCTGCGGGAGAAGGGCAAGCAGAAGTTCCTTGAGCCCAGCAAGGTCAAGGAGCGCCTGTACCATGCAACCCCAAAAGACTTTACAGAGTTTAGGCCGGGTGGAGATAACCCACAAAGGAGTGGCCCCGCAATATGGATGACCCCAAATAAGGAGTTCCAGCCTGCTGCGCACAATATAAGACAAGTGCCCGACAAGCCCGGATACGTGTACGGTAGTTCATCAAACATGTTTACTCCCGGCACAAACGTAATGCCGTTGTATGCCAATATCGAAAACCCTTTAATTGCCAATGAGAAAAATTGGAAAGAAGTTTTCAAAGATATTGGAGGAGATCCTTGGTCATTGCCGCAAAGCGCAGTAGATAAATTAAAAAAACTTGGGCATGACGGAGTTTTTTACTATGACAAAGATGGCGTTCTGCAAGAAGTCATTGCTTTCGATCCCGGGAAAGTAAAGTCAGCCACTGGCAACATCGGCACCTACGACATCACGACCCCTGACATCACAAAGAAGGACGGCGGCCTTGCGATGGCGACTGGCGGTCAAGCCTTCCCCTTACAGGAAGAGTTCCAAGCTGAGGTCGAGCGCAGAGCTGCCCGTCCCCGCACCCGAGCTGGTGTGCCTGTAGAGGATACGAATGTCTTAGGCGGGGCTCTGCAGGGGCTTGGAGAGACGCTGGTAGGTGGAGGCCGTGGTGCCTTGGCGACGATGCTAGGAGCGCCTGCCGACATCCTGAACCTGCTGAACGTCAAACAGTTTGGTACGCCTGACATCCCGTATGGCTCCGAGTTCTTCAAGGAAAGCCTACCCCTAGCGCCTACGACACATACCGGCAAGACAGCGCAGCAGCTAGGCGAGTTCCTGCCAATCAACCCTGAGCAACCTGTACAGGCTGGTGTAGCTGGTGCCCGTAGAGCTGGTAAGGCTCTGGCTCCCACGATGGCAGACATGCTGGAGGCGCAGCTACAGAAGACAGGGATGATGATGCCGATTGCCCCTGAGGGTAAGGCTGCGAAGATCAAAGCTCCGGCGAATGATGTTGGTTTCTACAACCCTGCAGAGAAGGCCGCATTGAACCTGCAGCGCAAGAAGGGCACGGGCGATGCGTTCTTGGCTGACATGAAAAAGCAGCCGGGTGTGAACGACGAGCGCTTGACGGAGCTGGGCCTAGACCAGTTCAAGGGCAGGCCTAACGTGACGCGGGAAGAGATCATTGCTGCGACAGAGGAGCGCCGTATTCCCTTGCAGGAGTCTGTAAAGCGTGAGAGAGACGAGGCAAGGATCGAGCAGCTCGAGAGTGAGTACGACGATCTGCTAGACGGTCACTCAGAGGCTAGTGTCACGGGCGACCTTCGTGCGAAGGAGCGCTTTGAGCGAGAGATGGCTGACAACCTTGAAGAGCAGAAGGCATTGAAGTCTGTTGAGGAGGCTAGGTATGGCCCGTCATCTCATCCTGATTATGTGATGCCGGGTGGTACAGACTATCGTGAGATTCGCGTCAAGGTTCCAGTGAAACGCCTCACGGAAGAAGAAGCTAGGGTTGTTCTTAATGCTAAACCTGATGCTAAGTTAACTGAAGCTGATATAGATTTTGCCAGCAAAAAGGCAGAAGAACCATTCATGCACACTGCCCACCACGGCAATGAGCCCAACGTTCTCTTACACCTGCGCGTAGCCAACCATGCAGACGCTGACGGCAAGAAGGGCTTGCTGATTGATGAGCTGCAGTCTGACTGGCATCAGCAGGGGGCTAAAAAAGGGTACAAAAGCCCTGATGCTGCAAATATAGAGCGCGAATTCAAAGAATATTCACGACAACTTGCAGAAAAATATGATTTAAATCCTGAGCAAAATCTTGCCATGTACGCAAGCATGAAAAAGATGCAGCCTGAAGAAGTCTCAAAATATGAGCAGCTGCAATCTGCATGGGTTCAATCCTCAAAAGATACCGTCCCCGACGCCCCCTTCAAGAGCAACTGGTATCAGATAGGCCTCAAACGCGCCATCAAAGAGGCTGCAGACACAGGCATGGATCGCGTGTACCTAACGACTGGTGCGCGGCAGGCTGATCGATATGACTTGAGTAAGCAGGTTGGGTTGCTTTCAGGTATGAAACAGCCGAATGGGGAGTTTCTTGTTTACATAGAAGGTAAAGATGGATCTCCATTATTTAGAAACCAAGGCGGTTTTTCTGAAAACGGTCAAAAACTAATGACCGAAGATGAGCTTTCTAATACTGTTGGTAAAGAAGCTGCCAAAAAAATTATTGAAGGAAAGCCAAATAAAGAAGGATGGGTTGATTTAAGAGATGATGCCCTCAAAGTCGGCGGCGAAGGCATGAAGCAGTGGTACGACAAGACCTATAAGAACTACCTTGAGAAGTATGCCAAGCAGCATGGCGGCAAGTTGGGAGTCACCCATTTAAAGACAAAAGAAGATTGGCCTTTCCCAATTCAAATTTCTTCAGATGGAGAAAAATACTGGATCAGCGGTAGAGATCCAAGAATTGATGCTAACAATCCAAACCTTGCTGGCAAGAAATTTGATTCTTGGGATGAGGCAAACAAAGCTAGAGAAGCTTTCTATTCTGGTCATGATGAGCCCGTCTACTACATCGACATCACAGATGCGATGCGTGAGTCAGCCAAAAAAGGGCAGTCGTATAAGGATGGCGGCGCTGTCCACCCAGCCGTAGAGAAGTTTGCAGCCAGCCTGCCGCACCCTGCAGTGACAGAGTTTGAGAATCGCGTCATTGACTTAGGCGACATGATTACTGGCGGTGGTGCGGTTGACCTGTCTAACTTAGTCGCTAGAAGCTTTGCTGACGGCGGTGGCGTATGGAAGGCGATGGTAGATGGGAAGTACAACACTGTCCCTGACACCAGTGACGCAGAGAAAATCATTCAAGGCCCTGCTTTTGCAAAAGGTGGTGGGGTATGGGAACAACTTGTAAAGGGGGCAGGAAATGCCTGAAATGCCGATAGATCCAGAGTTTGGTCGATTCATTGAGGGAATCACAAATACGCCTGATGGCGGGGCTGTGATTGACATTGACATGGAGGAGTCAGACGTTGAGGAGCTGGAGGATGGCTCAGCGATCGTCAGTCTTGATGTCAAAACCCCGAGGGACGACACAGACTTTTACGACAACCTAGCAGAGACGCTGGACGTCGGTGAGCTGCAAGACATCAGCTTGCGTTACCTTGAGCTAATTGACAAGGACAAGGAAGACCGCAAGGAGCGCGACAAGAAGTATGCCGAAGGTCTGAAGCGTTCTGGTCTAGGGGAGGATGCCCCGGGTGGCGCTACGTTCACTGGTGCCTCAAAGGTTGCGCATCCTGTGCTGGCTGAGGCTTGCGTGGACTTTGCTGCACGTGCGATCAAGGAGATGTTCCCACCTGACGGCCCGACTCGCACCAAAATTCTTGGGGATGTAACGCCTGAGAAGACTGAGAGGGCTGAGCGCAAGCGTGACTACATGAACTGGCAGCTGACGGAGCAGATTGAGGAGTTCCGTGACGAGCAGGAGCAGATGCTGACCCAGCTGCCGATGGGTGGTTCACAGTACATGAAGCTGTGGTTTGACGAGAAGAAGAAGCGCCCCTGTGCCGAGTTCGTCCCTGTAGACAAGATCCACCTGCCTGCCTCGTCTGTGAACTTCTACACAGCCCAGCGCGTGACTGAAGAGCACAACATCTCCCAGTACGAGTTCGAGGCGCGTATTAACTCTGGCCTGTACCGCGACGTCAACTTCATCCGGGCTTCGATGACGCCCAGTGAGACTGAGGCAGAGAAGGCCAACGACAAGATCGAAGGCGTATCCATCAGCGAGAACATTGATGGTCTGAGGACTGTCTACCACGTTTATTGCTGGATGGAATTGAAGGGCGACGGTCGCACTGAAGGCGAGATGGCTCCGTACATCCTGATGATTGACGAGCTGGACAACAAGGTTCTAGGCCTGTATCGCAACTGGGAAGAGGGCGACGAGACGCTGACTAAGCTGGATTGGCTGATTGAGTTCAAGTTCATCCCGTGGCGTGGTGCCTACGCCATTGGCCTACCTCACCTGATGGGCGACTTGGCTGGTGCTCTGACGGGTGCTCTCCGTGCTTTGCTGGACTCTGCTCACATTAACAATGCTGCAACCCTATTGAAACTGAAGGGCGGCAAGCTCTCTGGTCAGAGTGATCAGGTAGATGTGACGCAGGTGGTTGAGATTGAGGCGGCTCCCGGTATTGACGACATCCGTAAGGTAGCAATGCCTATGCCGTTCAATCCGCCAAGCCCTGTACTGTTCCAGCTTCTAGGCTTCTTGCAGACGGCTGCCAAGGGCGTTGTTACTACGTCTGAAGAGAAGATTGCTGACATCAACTCTCAGGCTCCTGTGGGCACTACGCAGGCGCTGATTGAGCAGGGCGCTGCGGTGTTCTCTGCCATCCACGCTCGTCTACATACGTCTCAGAAGCGCCTTCTGCAGGTTCTGGGGCGCATCAACCGCTGGTATCTGGACGATCAGCTGAAGTCTGATGCGGTGGCAGACCTGCCGATCGAGCGCGACGACTTTGAGAAGAACTCAGACGTCATCCCTGTCTCTGACCCACACATCTTTAGCGAAACGCAACGCATGGCACAGACTCAGGCCGTGATTGCGTACATGGACAAGTACCCCAGTTTGTTTGACCCAAGGGCTGTCGTGTCCCGGGCTCTGAAGCAGATGAAGGTGCCGAACGTCAATGAGTTGATGCCTAACGCTATCAAGCCGGTGGAGATGAATGCGGCTGACGAGAATGCAGCGATGGCCTTGGGCAAACCAGCGTTTGCCTACCCAAATCAGGATCATCTGGCGCACATCCAGAGTCATTTGGACTTTGCGACTGACCCAGTGCTGGGTGGTAGCCCAATCATGGCTGGAGCCTGCATTCCACAGACCATTGAGCACGTAAAGCAGCACATCTTGCTGTGGTATCAGAACCAAGTGACTCAGTACGCTGTGGGTGAGACGGGCATTGACCTGCAGAAATACGGCGAGCTGAAGATGTCGAAGGCTATTGACCAGACGGTTGCCGTAGCTACAGCTCACGTAAAGATGGATGCCCAGCAGGTGTTTGCGCAGGTAATGCCGATTCTGCAGCAGTTGAGCCAGCAATTTGCCCAGATGCAGTCTGCCCAGATGAACCTACAGGCTGCTGCTATGCGCGACCCTGAGGCGGCGGCTGTTCTGCAGGCCTCGATGGCTGAGACGCAGCGTCGGGCTATGAGGGATCAGGCTGACATGAAGATGGAGACTGACAAACTGCAGGTTGAGGTTGCTATGAACGCAGAGAACAACCTGACGAAGGAAAGGATGAAGGAGGCTGATCTGACGGTAGATGAGCTTCGACTTCAGGCAGAACAGCAGAGAACCGCTGAAAAGCTGCAACAGGCAGCGCAACGTAACTTAGGGAGACTGTAATGGCTGATTACGACAAAGAGCAGCAGACCGAGCAGGTCAAGCAGCACCAGCGCATGGCTGCAGGCGCATGGGTGAATGGCGAGCAGATGAAAGAACAGGGTTCTGCGACCCTGCCGAAAGCGAATAGCGACCACGGCAACTTTAGTGGTGGCAAAGGTGTAGACAAGCGAAACGCATGAGATACGCGAGCGACTTCATAAGCGTTGTAAAAGCGCGTCGGGCAGAGATAGCGACTGCATTAGCTGAGGGTAACGCGATGAACATCGAGAGTTACCACCGGCTAGTGGGGAATTATCTTGGGCTCGGTGAAGCATTAGACATCCTTAACAAACTTTTAGAGGAACCGAATGAACATGAATGAACTGCCGGTAGCTTCTAGCGAAGCTGAAATAGCGTGGGCATTTCCCACGGTAGACCCCGGCGCACAACCTCTTGGCGCAAGAATTCTTGTGCAACTACGTCGTGCTAAGAAGAAGACGACAACTGCTGGAATCATTCTCGTTGAAGAAACGAAAGAGACTGAGAAGTGGCAGAACATGGTTGCGAAGGTAATTGCTGTTGGCCCATTGGCGTTTAAGAAGCGCGACACAATGGAGTCTTGGCCTGAAGGCTCATGGTGCGAGGTAGGGGACTACATTCGCGTCCCGAAGTGGGGCGGCGACCGTTGGGAAGTATCTGTTCCTGACCAACCCGACGAAGATCCGGCGCTGTTTGCCGTCTTCAATGACCACGAAGTGATCGCCAAGGT